CAGCCTTCTACTTTCAAGATTGCTCGGGAAACTCTGATTACTGCTCAGCGTTTGCTGCTTGATACCGGCAACCTGAACATGTTCCACCAGTCCATCGGCAGCCTGACGCTGTTAGATGACTACCGCCGTTGGCGTGACCGCGTCTTTATTGACGAACTGGCTAAAGCTGAAGCACAAGGCAAAGCTAGCACCACTCAAGGCGGTTACTACTTTGCTGGCGACAAAGAAAAAGATGCACAAGGTCGCATTGCTTACACCGAAGCTGAGTACACTGCACAAGTGCAGCAGTTCTCTGTTCGTACCGACCTGCTGGAAGTTGTAAAGGATCTGCGTAAGCGCAACGTGCCGACCTTCGCTGATGGTCTGTATCGTTGTATTTGCGATCCCGTGTTCATGATGCACCTGCGTCGTGACGAAGATTTCCGTGAGATTGCACGTTACAGCGGCAACCCTGGTCAAGGCATGTACATGGCTAACCCCATGATGCCTAACAACTCCAGCTTCTACATGGGTCCTCAAGCTGGTCAGGGCTACTTCCTGGCTGGTGAGCCTGTGATGCCGACTGGCGTTCAGTTTGAAGGCGTTAAGTTCTTCGAATCTACTAACTTCCCGACCAAGAGCGTTACCGCTACTTTCGACTCCGACGACACTGCCACATATAACTCTGAAGAAGTTGCACAAGGTTACTTCTTCGGTCCTCAGGCAATCGGTATTGGCATCGGCGGTCCTAACGCTCAGGTGCTGATTAACAACAATGATGACTTCAGCCGCTTCATCATTCTTATCTGGCAACTCTATGCTGGCTTCGAAGTGTTGAACAAAGATTTCATCACGACTGCTTTCAGCTTCATCTCAGACGACGGCGTGGTCTGATTTAAAACAACGTTCACCATACCTTTTAATTAAATGGCATATTTATCTGCTAAAAAGATCTACCCAGCCGACATGGCTGAGCCTCTTAACGGCTGGTATCAGAACATTGATACTACTGGTGGAGCACAAAACAATGCCTCCAAGGCTGGCCCGACTTCTGTCTTGGCCACCCCTGGCTGGCGTTATTTCCAACTGCGTGGCTATGTTCCTGTCACCAATACAACTGGTGCAGGTTATACCTCCGTTGCTGATGTCATCATTCCTTCTCCCTACAAGAATGACGACACTCGCGTAAATGTCACTGGTTTAACTATTAGTGATGTTTCCGCAGAAGTCCCCGGTTATGTTTATCGCACTACCATCTCAATCGCTTCTGGTTGGGGTGATGGTCGAATTGCTAGTGAGTTAGTGACTTCAGGTGCTACTCAAGTTATTGGTGTTGGTCCTGGCACCGCAACTGCACCAGAAGATGCTTCTGGTATCGTTGACGGCGCAAACCTTACGGCTGCTTCTAACAGCATTGCTGCTGGTTCTGCTGCTTATGGCGCTTGCCCCCTGGTTTCAGGCGTTGAGTACGTTGAAGTGACTGGTGAATCCACCTATCGCGTGTATTCAAAAACCCAATCATCTTCTACTAGCCTCAACGGCGGCTGGGCCATCTCTGATGCCGATGCTGCTGCAGGCAATACTGGCTACATTCTCGTTGAACTTTGCTACATCCAACCTGATGTTGCTATGGAATACGATGATATTGAGCAGTACATTCCTTACAAGATTGCATCTAACTACCCTGGTTATTGATAATTAGGGTAATATGGGGTCAGTGATTATTACTGGCCCCGATGCTATATCAGCATAAAAAAACAGGTACAAGAGTTAAAGTTGTTACCGAATGGGATGATGGCGATTGGTTCATGGTCGAAGACCAGGACGGTCGCATTTTTACTGTCTATCACACAGAGATTGAAAAAGACGATCAAGCAACTAAAAAGGTAAAAACTCTTCAGGTTAAAGATGCAGCATCAGGTGAAGAGCCACGTACCTTTCCAACAGATACTCGTCTGAATATTAATGCTGCAACGCCTCGTATGATTTCAGATCATATTAAAGGCATTGGCATGAAAACAGCAAAAGATATTAAAGATCTGCAGACTTCGTTATCAGGGGAACGTTTCCACACTTTGGAACAACTAAGGCAGATTAAACGCGTTGACTGGGACTCAGTTTTTGCTGCTGATTTAATTCGTGTTTAATTGACACAGTTTAGAATGAATGGATAAGCCTGATGTGCAGTGCAGTTATCTACCTTCAACAAAAGTAGGATCAGGTATCATCTAGGATACTACGTTGTTAGTGTTCCTGCTGGTGACTATGCTCGTCTTGAAGAAGCAATGAATTCTGTACCAGATTCATTGTTTCATGACAAGATTGTGTATCAAATTGGTCGTTGCGATGCAGCGGAAAAGAAAACACAATTAGCATCATTAGATCCTGATTTCACTCCTCCTAGCACCAGGGTTGAAGGAATTTTAGGTGACGTTGATCGTACGATTCGTTCAAGTAACGTACGTGATGCTTTGCGTCTTTGGAACGATGTTTATTTGTACGAGACAAATCGTCTTGCACAAATTTTATATGTTCCAAACTATAAAGATGAAATGCAAGCACGGTATCGCTATGAGCGATCTGGTGCTGAATTTATCCAAGCATTACCTGGCCCAGCTGACACATCTGTTGGCAGCAATATTGTCCTCCACAAATCCTATAGATAATCATGTCACCGCTTCTTAGAGGTCTTTTACAGTTTGGACGCCAGCCTGGTGTTGCAAAGTCTGCTGTTGATGTTATTAGAAATCCACAGACCTATAGGGCTATTAGTGGGCAAGTTGATGACGTATTAAAACGGATTTTACCTGGTCAGTTTAGAGGGGCAGGCATTCAAAATGCTCCTACACGATTGCTGGGTCAAGTTAGTGACGTTTCTAAAATGGCCCCTGGTGCTGCAAAGGAAGCCGCTAGAAATCAAGTTCAACGCAATTTTCGAATGGCAGGCAGGCTTGATGATGCTGTCAGGCCAACAGGAGGACAAGCAGCTAGTGGTGCATTAAGAGCGCCTACACTCCCTAGTCCTACTAGAAGTTTTGATCGAGTAATGCCCCGTGGTGCAAGAGCCACTTCGGGGCCTTTTCGTCCTAATTTAAATTCAACATTCCAAGGCCCTGCATTACCTGGCGGTGCTCCAGGTACGTTCCAGAAGCTAGGAGATCCTGGCAATATTTATAGAGCAATTACAGGTACTACCACTCTGGGGAAAGGTGTTAGAGGCGCAGCTGGTCTTGGCCTAAGTATGGTTGATCCAACAGGTATTAGCTCATTTGGAGTCGCTCCAATTATGAGCCTGATGGGATTATCTGGTTCAACTCCTCGAACAGGCAATGAATACAATCCAGGTCCTTTACTTAATATTGGATTAGACGGTAGTGTTAAAACAAGAGGTAAAAAGAGCCTGCGAGAAAAACAGCAATTAGGAGAAGCGCCTGATCCGCTTAAGCTGCGTGAACAATACGGTGGATCAGGTGACATGGATGGTGGGCCACAGCCTGCTTCAATGTCAGATATGACTATGCCGCAGGCTGGCGATCCATCTTTTGATGCATTTAAAGCTGGTGGCGGTAACGAAGCACTGCAACGTGGTGTGCCTTTAGTTGATGTTGTTCGCCAAGGTCAAATCAACTTAATGAATTCACAGTCACAAGTAATTGATGATAGGAATCCAGCTGTTCAACCATCTGTAACAACAGTTCCTCCCTCTGCAGAAGAGAATAAAGGTTTAACAGATCCTGGATACACTCAAGCAGCTGTTTATGAAAAGGCACGAATGGCAGCTAAAACACCAGATCAAGTAAAAGCTGTAGAACGTTTGGGTGCTGCTTTACACAGGCAAGCTAATCCAGCGCTTTATAATTCAGCTGGCATTTTCCAGAATGTTACTGATCCTTATAATCCGTTGATGAAATCTACATTCCCTGATCGTTATCCACAAACACGTGAAGCATATATGAAAGAGAATGGAGTTCAGAAACCTTACTCAATGACTGATGCTTCTGAACGAGAAGAGCTACGTGAAGTTTATATGGCTGGTGTAGACGATGCATTGCTTGGTTTAGTTGATGCTGAGACACGCGTTCTCGATCCTAATAAGTTCTTGCAGCAGCAGTTAAGTAGTCGCATCATTCGATGAGTTCTTATACACAGCGATTGAAAGAAAGGCTTTTAACGCCTGAAATGAGAGCCCTTTTAAAACAAGAGGGTATTGAGCCAGGTGATGTTTACTTGGCTCAAAATCTTTCAATGCCTGCTACAAGTGCATCAAGATCCAAACCACCTACTACTTCTGAATTATTTGGGTTTAATAACCCAGAAGAAAGAAATGCTTACATCAATACAATTTCAAGAGAAGCTTATCTAGGTGGAGAAGGCAAAGACATTGCAGGCGTTGCTGCTAATTTACTTTCAAGACGACTTGCTAATTATGGTGGCAGTAGTAATATGCTCGATATTGTTACTCAACCCCATCAATATGAAGCAAACTTTAATTT